CTGTGAGAAAACTAGGGGAAACATTACAAAAGATCGGAGAGACGAATAAGGAGGCAAGCCATGAGCGAGATGAAGATCGAACTGATAAGCGAGAAGTGCAGGGAATGTCCGAGACTGGAACTGGAGACACAGGATCGGATGGGGACGAAGTATCACAGATGTAAAAATCTGACCATGTGCAGAGAAGTCCTCGGATTCTGGAAAGAGCATAACAGGATCGCTGAACTTGAGATCACGGAGAGGAAAGAACGATGACGGACGAGTATGCGATCGAACTGATCCGGAGAGCGAAGAAGATGTTCTTCGACTTTGACAAGGTACAGGAAGCCTTCGACCGAGCCATCGAACTTCTGGAAAAGGAGGTAAACCATGAAGACCGTACTGATAACAGCGATCATCTGCCTGACGATAGTGGCGATCTGTTGGATGGGTAAAGAAAAGAAGTAAGACGAGGAGGAGATGTGATTTGGCATCTCCTCTTTTCTCGTGGTATGATGGAGAATAGAAGGAGTGTATGATATGGCTGAAAACAGACATTTGAATGAAGAATATGCCGAGATCGCTCAGGCTCTCATAGATTCCGAGGAGGCTCTCCGGTACATAAAGGAGTCTCAGGTCTCTATTGCCTATCTGTCTTCGGATCTGAAGAAGAAGGACTCAGGCAGGATCGTTCATGCTCAGTGCGAACTGGTCTCTGATAAGTATAAATGGGGAATCCCTGCGGATTTCATGATCACTGTATTCGATCCGAATGTCCTAGGATTCTCTGATGAGCAAATGAAGATCCTTCTCTTCCATGAATTGCTCCACATCAACATCAGATATCAGGACGGAGAGGAGAAGTATTCTATAAATCCTCATGACATCGAAGACTTCCGATATATCATCGATCGATTCGGATCTCATTGGGACGAGCCACAGTGCGAGGAGAAGACAGACTTCTCCTTCGGAATAGCGATAGACATAGATGGTCAGATCACGCAGAATCTAGACCATTTGAACTTATGAAGATGGTGATCCGATGAATGACGAGAACTTGATCCCATTCGACAAGCAAACAGAGAGCGAACAGAGAGCGATAGCTAGAAAAGGAGGTATCGCTTCTGGCAAGGCTCGGAGACAGAAGGCGGATCTCCGAAGAGCCATGCAGGATGCGCTCAATTCTACGTTTACGGACTCCAAGGGCAAGACGGCGACAGGAGCAGAAATAGTCATGGCAGGACTCATGGCGAATCTTTCTGATCCGAAGGCTCGGAACTGGGGAAAGGCTGTAGAGGTTATGCTCCTGCTGACAGGACAGAACATGACGAAGGAGCAGATCGCCAAGATCAAAGCAGAGATCGAACTGACCAAGGCGAAGACGAAGGCGATATCTGATGGAAACTCGTCCGAAGACTTCGAGGATCTTTCGCCTCTGGCTGATCTCCTGAGAGGTGGAGAAGATGGCAACGAAGACAGCGACAATTAAATGGAGTCCCTTCTCCAAGAAACACAGAGACTATATTCGGGCATCGCTGTCTAATTGGTTTATGGTCGCAGAAGGAGCGATCCGATCTGGTAAGACGATCGATCACTGCATCATCGCCTCGATGTATCTGGAAACATGTCCCGACAAAATCCATCTTGCTTCCGGATCTACTATCGCCAATGCGAAGATGAATATAGGCGACTGTAATGGCTATGGATTACAGCACATCTTCAGAGGCAGATGTAAATGGGGACTCTATCAAGGCAACGAGGCTCTATATATCAGGACGAAGACAGGCACGAAGATCGTGGTCTTCGCAGGAGGAGGAAAGGCTGACTCATACAAGAAGATCCTCGGTAACTCCTATGGACTCTGGATCGCCACAGAGATCAACCTGCACTATGACTCGAAGAATTCCGAGACATCCTTCATCAAGGTTGCTCTCGGAAGACAGGTAGCCAGTAAGAAGCCGATGGTCTTATGGGATCTCAACCCATGTAATCCGAATCACACGATCTATTCATCGTATATCGACAAGTACAGAGAGGAAGGTCTCGAAGGCGGATATCATTATCAGCACTTCACCATCGCAGATAATCTCTCGGTAACTCCGGAGCGAAGAGCGCAGATCGAGTCCACCTATACGAAGGGATCTGTCTGGTATAGACGAGACATCCTCGGCGAGAGATGCAAGCCAGAAGGACTCTGTTTCCCGATGTGGGAGGATGCCTTAGCTGATGAGCCGGAGCGGAAGTACGAGAAGGGCATCTGGCTGAATCCTCCGAGCGATTACTGCCTCTCCATCGACTATGGTACTTATAATGCCTTCGCCTGTCTCCTATGGGCGAAGTATGGGCATGTGTGGTATGCTATAAGGGAATATTACTGGTCAGGTCGAGATGAAGGTGTTCAAAAGACCGATGAGCAGTATTATAATGACATCGAGGGATGGCTGAAGGACACAGGTCTTCTGGAAGACGGACAGCAGAGGCTGAAGGTGATCATTGATCCGTCTGCATCTTCCTTCATCACTGTTCTTCAGCAGAAGAGGAAGTTCAGAGTGATCACTGCTGACAACGATGTCGAGGCAGGAATCAGTGAGACAGCGAATGCTCTTCAGAATGGCTTCATCAAGATCTGCCATGTTTGTAAGAACTGGAAGAAAGAGGCAGGAGGCTATTCGTGGGATGAAAAAGGAGAGACAGATAAGCCAGTCAAGGAGAAAGACCACTTGATGGATGCGATGAGGTATTTCGTCAAGACGATGAATATCGTTGAGACCAATATGAGGAGGTTGAGAAGAACGGCATGATTACTTATCAGGACTATCTCGAAATTAAGGACAGAAGTGAGCAGGAGCGGATGGCATTCGTGAGGCGATGCATCAACGAACACAAATCCTCACCTGAATTCAAGATCGCACGAGATGCGGAACTGTATGACAAGCAGAGAAATGTGACGATCACGCAGTACCAGAAACTCCTGTACACGGCATCGGGCGATGCAGTACCGGATAACTACTCGGCGAACTATAAGCTGTGTTCGAACTTCTATAATCGACTCACGACACAGAGAAATCAGTATCTTCTTGGTAACGGAGTCACCTTCGGGAAGCCTGATACCAAGGCGAGACTCGGTAAATTCTTCGATCAGAGAATGAGCGAACTCGGACATGATGCCCAAAACGGAGGCGAGTCTTTCGGTTTCTGGAATCTCGATCATCTGGAAGTATTCGGATATACTGAATTCAAGCCGATCTACGATGAGGAGAACGGAGCGATGATGGTCGGAGTCCGCTTCTGGCAGATCGATGACAGCAAGCCTCTGCGAGCCACATTCTACGAGATGGAAGGAGTCACGGACTATCTCTATTCCAAGGATTATCCCGATGGCAAAGTAATCGCAGAGAGAAGACCATATGTGATCAAGACGAAGACTACGGCTGTAGATGGTACGATCGTCTATGCAGGCGAGAACTATCCGTCATTCCCTATCATTCCGATGTTCAATGTACAGAGACAGTCGGATCTTGTGGGCATGAGACAGCAGATAGACTGCTTTGATCTCATTCTCTCAGGCTTTGCTAATACCATCGATGAGGCTTCGCTCTTCTATTGGACGATCACGAACTGTGGAGGCATGGACGAGATCGATATGGTCAAGTTCAGGAATGATATGGCTCGCCTGAAGGTCGGCATGCTCGAAGACAAGGGAGCGCAGTTAGAGTCTCATACTGTCGAAGCACCATATGCATCTCGTGAGGCGATCCTGACGAGACTCAGATCGGAGATCTACGAGGACTATATGGCTCTCGACACGAAGGAGATCTCTGCAGGTGCGGTAACGGCTACGCAGATCGAGGCATCCTACGAGCCTCTGAATAGCAAGGTCGATGAATACGAGACTCAGGTGACGATCTTCATTCTGAAACTCCTTAATCTTCTCGGCATTGATGATATGCCAACATATAGCAGATCCAAGATCGTGAACAGGAATGAGGAGATCCAGATCGTTCTCCAGTCGGCATCTGTTCTGCCGGAAGAGTATATCACGAAGAAGATCCTGACGATCCTCGGCGATGCAGATGCACTCGAAGAAGTGAAACTCATGAAGGAGAATGAAGAGATGGATCTGAACACGGAGGACGAGGAGGAGACTCCAGTGCCAGAAGAGGAGTGATGATCCATGCCGAAGAAGAAGAGGAGAGACTTCGGTCATGATTTCGCTGACAAGGAGCTGAATAAGTACGAGCGAGAACTGAAGAAACACTATCAGAAGGCTTATCTGTCCATGAGGAAAGAGGCAGATAAGTTCTTCTCGAAGTTCGATGCGCAGACATCGAAAATGCTCCAGAAACTGGACAAGGGCGAGATAACGAACGATGATTTCATCTCGTGGTATAACAAGACTCTCACGCAGAATCACAAGTATGATGATCTAGTCCATACTCTCGCCAAGGAGATGGATCAGACGAATCAGATGGCAAGAGACATGATGTCCGGTCACATGGCTTCGATCTATGCCGAGAACAGTAATCGCTCGGCATTCGAGATATGTCAGGATGTCGGAGCAAATCTCCAATTCGATCTCGTGGATAGGAGAACTGTCGAGAAACTGATCCGAGACGGAGACAAGAAACTCCTGCCGAAGCCTCTGAACCCGAAGAAAGATATTCGATGGAATGAGAAGAAGGTCAGGTCTGCTCTGACTCAGGGCATCCTCCGAGGCGATTCGGTCGATAAGATCGCCACAAGGCTAGAGCATGTGACCAAGATGAATCGGGAATCCTCTGTCCGTACTGCTCGGACTCTGACCACACAGGCGGAATGCGCAGGGCGACAGGACAGATGGGAGGAAGCAGAGGAGACATACCAAATCGAGATGCAGAAGACTTGGATGGCGACTCTCGATGATCGGACTAGAGACTGGCATGCTGAACTGGATGGCGAGTCTGTCGATCTGGATCAGCCTTTTAAGAATTCGGTAGGCGAGATCATGTATCCATGTGATCCGGATGCAGATCCTGAGAACATCTATAATTGCCGATGCACCATGATCACATCGATCAAGAAATATCCTCGTGATCTGTCTCGTAGGCAGATGGGAAAAGGCATCGAAGGCATGTCCTACGACCAGTGGAAAAGGGAAGCGAAAGAACGAGCAGAAGAAAAAGCCGAGCGAAAAAGGTCGAGACATGCCGATGATGAAGATGAGTAACGGAGGACGAAAATGGCGAACGATGTGACCATGAATTTTCACGATGATGAGTTGATGGCTGAACTTGAACTGAAGAAGGAAAAGGCTCTCGCTCTGGTCGGGATGCAAGCGGAAGGAGATGCCAAGATCGAGATCGAGTCCGATCCTCGAAGAGTGGATACCGGACGATTAAGAAACAGTATCACATGGGCGACTACGAAAGAGCATAGCGAGCCGAGATATGAAGGAGGAGAAGGAGAGGAAGTAGATCCAGATTCGGGAGTGACATCGGCACAGGCTGAGAAGGATACTGTGGTCATCGGCACGAATGTCGAGTATGCCTACGAGATCCATGAAGGCGATCCGTCTCGGAAACTCGCTCCGAATCGTTTTCTCAAGAATGCGATCGAGAGAAATTATGATACATATAAACGGATCGTTGACGATACGATGAAGGGAGAGTAGAATGGTATTACCATTTTGAGACTTCATCCCCCCAAAGAATTGAAGTGACTAACTGCCAGAAAAGAGCCTCGCACAAGGCTCTTTTCTTTTTCCCGATAGTTTACAAATGTTCGGATTTGTAATATATTTGTAACAAAGGGGCGAGGAACTGCCCACAAGAAGCCTGAATCACGAGAGACTGTGACCGAGAGAAAGGAAGGTATCATATGGCACTACAGAAGGCGAAACTCAAAGAAATCTTATCAGAAGCAGGATGCGATGTTGACAAGATCGGCGATGCGGTCGAGCAGATCCTGTCGGGACATGTCGCAACAGTAGAGGCTCTCAAGGAGCAGATCTCTACTCTCCAGAGTGATCTGGATCAGGCGAAGGTTGACCAGAAGGAACTGGAAGATCTGAAGAAGTCGAATGGAGACATCTCTTCTCTCCAGAAGGAATTCGATGAGTACAAGGCGAAAGTAGAAGCCGACAAAGATCTGGCGAAGAAGGAATCTGCATACAGAAAGATCCTGAAGGCATGCGGAGTCGCAGAGAATCACATCGATAGAGTAGTCAAGTATTCGAAGGACGAGATCAATGCCATCGAATTTGATGATCAGGGTAATGTGAAGGGCGAGGACGAGATCCGGAAGGGCATCGAAGCAGAATGGAGTGATCGAATCGAGCATGAAGGTGTCGAGGGAATCAAGACTCCGAATCCTCCTGCCAATGGCGGACAGAAGACCACCATGACGAAGGAACAGATCAGAGCGATCTCTGATCCACAGGCAAGACAGAAGGCGATGCTTGAGAATCCGAGTCTGTTTGGTCTTCCAGAATAAGTGAAAGGAAGAAATAAAAATGGCAAACGTAGTAACAGATGCAGAAGCTAAAGTAATCAAAAAGGCGAATATCGCTAAGGTAAGAGAACTGGATTTTGCACAGCTTTTTGGCGAGAACATCGTAAACCTCATCAAACTGCTCGGCATCACAAGAAAGATCCCTGTTCAGGCAGGTACTGTTCTCAAGGTACTGAAGGTAACAGGTACTCTCGAATCTGGTGCAGTACCGGAAGGCGAGATCATTCCGCTGTCTCAGTA